CCGACAAACTGTTGGATTATAAACAAAAGTTAAATAAATTTGTATAAAATTATGGCACACTGGAGAAATTTAATGAAAGACAACAAGTACCTCGGAGCATGGGACTTAGAGGTTAACGGCAAGTACGAGCCGAAATTAGTAACAATTGACAAGATATACCAAGACACATTTGTTGGTGAGATGGGTAAAGAGGACAAGGTGTTTGTTAAGCTAAAAGAGTTTGACAAGCCGATGGTCTGCAACCGATCGAACTTCAAAAGGCTTGAGACATTCTTCAATTCATTTGATCACAACGACTACCTCAACAAGCAGATAGTGTTAGGCACTGAGAAGGTAAAGAGTCCTCAAGGCATGGTCGACGCGCTGAGATTCAGCACACGTCCATTGCCTAAGCTACCTCAACTGCCAGACGACAAGCTTGAGAGTGCTGTCAATGCAGTAAAGGCTGGCTCTACGTCTATAGAGAAGATACAAAAGCAGTACAGCCTAACTGCCGAACAATTAAAAGCTTTGCAAGATGTTTAGGTGTTCAACAGCGTATCCCCTGTTTTTAGGGGATGCTGGCATTACAGCCAAGCAACAGGAGACATTGGACGGTCTACTTGCAAAGATAAAGTTAACTGAGAAGCAGGCTATACTACGTGATGAGTTGATGGCAAAGCGTGACGCTCCATACGAGCTGTCTGCTGGAGCTAAGACCTTAATCGAGGAGGCGGTTGAGCAGGAGCTATGGGGTTACAAGCCATCGTTCAGTAGTCGTGATACGACAAAGGGTAATATGGTAGAGCCTATATCTATAGACCTATACAACCGCTTAAACTTCACGAGCCACGTTAAGTCTGAGATGAGTCTATCTTACAAGGGCATACTAACAGGTCATCCTGACATTGCAAACGAGGACACAAAGGTAGTTATAGACATAAAGTCCCCTTGGTCTAAGAAGACATTTCCTAAGACCATTGAGAAAGCACGTAACTCTCAGTACGAGTGGCAGGTAAAGTTGTACCTATTTATGTTGACAAAACAAACGGGTACGCATTGGAGATACGGTCGTATAGCCTACATGTTGGTAAACACTCCAGAGGAGTTGATACCAGAGAGTGAGGACGACAGCCTTCACTACATGGACGACCTTTCTGACAACCTAAGACAAATCATCGTGCCAGTTGAGCTAACAGATGACGACATAAAAAAGATAGACGAGCGGTTAGACATCGCTATTGAATACGCTAACAAATACAGACAGAGATGGATATAACAAGAGAATGGTTACTAGAGCAAGGCTTCACTGAGCTAACAGGCGATAGATACGAGTTTAAATACGAGCCAACACTAAGCATAACGATCGACTTACAGGTCGATGACAACGCTGTGATATTCGTAAATCAAGACATGGAGAGAATAGGGCCCGATCAGAGTGTGGTCTTAACGACGGTGAGGACGAGGGCAGAGATAGTGGCTCTGTTAAAATTATTAATTAAAATCAAATAAAGTATGAGTAGTTTTAAAATGAAGGGAGTTGTCCACAAGGTAGGACAAACGATGATTGTGAGCGAGAAGTTCTCAAAGCGCGAACTTGTGATGGTTGACAACAGTGATGCCAACTATCCGCAGTACGTTAGTTTTGAGTTTACGCAAGACAAGACCAGCTTACTTGACAACGTGATGGAAGGCCAAGAGATAGAGCTATCTTTTAATCTGAAAGGTCGTGAGTGGACATCGCCAGCAGGTGACGTTAAGTACTTCAACACCTTACAAGGTTGGAAGATTGAGGGAGAGGCTCCTAAGCAAGAGCCAAAGCAAGAGGACGCATTACCTTTTTAAACGCTTAAGTAAAAGTGCCGAGCAGGGAGCGGAGCCTGCTACACGCCCCCCTGTGGTGAGATATCCACAGGCCCAGTGCCATCGAGCTTACCGTAAGATCAGCTCACTTAGATGGCCTTATCTGTATCGGGAAATTGGACGTGTCCTTATAACTGATACAACCCCCTAGTAAGACTATCTGATCAATAGACACTGCTAGGGGTTACCAACTAGTAACTTACTAAATGGTAAGGTTCTCAAGTGGCTGAGTGGTCGAAGGCGAAATATGACTTAAAAGATGGGGAGCTTGACCATCATTAAAACTGTAGGAGTTTCAACGTATGTCATGCAGGTAAACGGATGCGGCAAGGGTTCGAATCCCTTCTTGAGAACATTTAAAATGCTATTGTGGGAGTGACTTACTTCAACCCTCTGACAGCTGGAAAGACAGCGTTAGTCAGGTGGCGGAAGGCTAGGGATTTCCCTGGCGTGGTAGACGCACGGAGGTCAAAGGATTTTGTACACAACTTCGGTAAGTGAGGATATTGACTGATGAACACTTACAAATACAGGTTCGAGTCCTGTCCTGACAACAAATTTGTTCATGGTGGACAACAGTTAGGGTTCTGTGGTTAGCCTCCACATAGGTAAAAACTCTAGGCAGATGGGTGTGGCCAGTCTGTCTTTTTTTTTCTAAATCAAAAGATATGTATAAAAAAGGAGAGAAAGTTTACATCATCAAGCTAATTGATGATAAGCGCTACTTCGACAAGTACGAGGTAGTGAGCGTTGAGGACGCTAAAGATAACGGCTGTTGGTTGACAGGTATCAATCAGCTTGGCAATCAGACAACCAGATGGTACAACAATTCTGAATTTATAAAGTCAGATAGTATTGTCGAGTCACTGGTCAGTCAGTTGAGAGACCGATCGGCTGTTGGGATGGCGAAGTACAATACGAATTTAGATCGTAATGACTTAACCATAAAGGAGTGGGTTGAACATGCCAAGCAGGAGGCCATGGATCTTGCGCTATATCTTGAAAAAATAAAACAAATGTTATGAAAACATCAGGTTATAAACTGATATTTGTCCAGTTTTTTGCACAATAAACTGGACATTAAAGTATAATAAACATAAAATAAAAATAATTATGAAAACAGCAGTAGAATGGTTGGAAAATGAATTTCAAGAAATGTGTAAAGATTTCGGAGGGGTTCATTCAGGTTTTATTGTAAAATTTGAACAAGCCAAAGCCAAAGAGAGAAGTCAAAAGGCAGAAGAATACCTAAAAGGCTTCAAAGATGGTAAAGAGTACCAAATAAAATTAGATGAATTAACCTTTAAATCAGAATAGAATGAGCAGTGAAGATATTGGATTTTGTATTGTTTATGGAGCAATTAGTGTTTCAGGATTTTGTATAGCAATTCACTATTGGTATTACCAATTATTTAAAAAAAGAAATAAAAACCTTTAAATCAGAATAAGATGAAACAAGAACTAACAGAACAAGAAGTAATTGAGATGATGGGAGAACCCCATTACAAATCATTTGCAATGAACATTTATGAACTAATTAAAAAAAGCGAGGCATACAAAGATCTTGATGATGCTGTTTTTTATATTGGAGCTGAGCCATTAGATGAGACAACTTGGTTTCATTTTGAGGCAACAATTAAAAAATTACCATTTGGTGATGATTTTGGATTTACAAGAATGGTTATTACTGATGATTTTGATTTTGTGTTGGACAGAGTTAATGATGCTAAAAGAGAAATAAATAAAAATAAATAACATGACAGCAAAAGAAGAAGCAAAAAAGATATACGAAAGATTTTTAAATATCAGTCACGACATGAGTCCAGAATATGCCAGACGGTCGGCCATTGAAGCGGTCGATCTTATGTCAAGTGTATGTAACTTATTGTATATAGATTATTATTTAGATATAAAAGAAGAATTAGAAAGTGGCGATTGTATATAACTCAGCAACATGCCTACAGTGTTTAAAAACATTAGTAAGCAGACACGTCCATGACTTTAATAAGTGTGGATGTCCAAACGAAGCATTTGTAGATGGCGGTTCATACTATCAAAGGTACGGTGCAAAAGACATGAAAAAGATACATGCGTATGCTATAAATGACGATGATGACTTTGAGCTTGTACGTCAGTTTGCAACACGAGGTAGTCGAGGAATAGATGGCAAGCAACCTCTGATATGGATACCAATAGCACATCTAACAGATGATCACATCCAAGCAATACTTGAATATGGTGGTGCAGAATGGCACCTTGAATTATTAAAAAAAGAAATCAAATACAGACATGAAAATAGAACTTAAATCAAAAATAATTAATGATAAATATACAGACTATGTATATGAATCATTTGATATTCAGAACAGAGAAGAAACATCTGTATCTATTCCTATGAGTTTAGGAGAAGCAAAAACTTTTGATTGGAATATAGGTGTTATACTCGGTAGTAGTGGTAGCGGAAAGACTACAATTTTGAAAAAATGTGGTGAGTTAAAACAATCTAAATTTGATTACAATAAACCATTAATAAGCAACTTTAATTGGCTAGAGCCAAAAGAAGCTACATTAGTTTTAACTTCAATGGGTTTATCATCAGTACCAACTTGGTTAAGACCATTTAATGCATTAAGCAATGGCGAACAATACAGGGCAACATTAGCTTACTTGGTTGCATCTGCTAAGGATGGTGAAGTAATACTAATAGATGAATATACATCTGTTGTTGATAGAGATGTTGCTAAAGCTATGAGTTTTGCATTACAAAAATACATTCGTAGAGAAAACAAGAGGATTATTTTAGCATCTTGTCATTATGATATTTTAGAATGGTTAATACCAGATTGGACTTGTTCACCGCAAAAAGGAGGCGTACTCGAAAGGTGCGACTATCGAAGGCACGGCAGACCAAAAATCGAACTACAAATTAGTAGAGTCGAATCTGAAACTTGGAACCTCTTCAAAAAACATCATTATCTAACAGAAGAAGTAAATAAAAGTTGTAAGTTTTTATTATTTGAATGGCAAAACAAACCTATTGCAATTATTGCTATAATAAATCAACCAAGGAAAGGTTGCCCTAATGGTTTTGCTATAAGTAGAATAGTTGTCATGCCAGATTTTCAAGGAATGGGATTGGGCGTTAAGTTATCTGAATTTGCAGGAGGTATTATAAGAAATGAAGGAGGTCTTTGTTTTATAAAAACAGTAAACCCAGCGTTAGGTGTGTACTTTAACAAAAGTAATAAATGGAGACCAACAGTAAATAATGGTAAAAAAAGAACTATAAAAGAAGATACTGATAAAAAAGCATCTAACAGATTAGAAAGAGCTTCTTACTGCCACGAATACATAGGAGAAAGCATAAGCGGTTATGAAGAATTATTATTACCAATAAAAGAAATGAGAAAATGAAAACAATAATCCAATCGATAATTGATAGAGACAGTTTAAACTCTCCATCAAGAAAACAGCATCTCGTTCACAAGAGAGCACATCTTTATGTTCAGTTGAGAAAGGCAGGTCTTACATTAAAAGAGATAGGTCAGTTGTTCAATCGGGACCATAGTGCGGTCCACTATTGGATAAACAAATACGAGTACCTATTATCAGTTAATGACCAATTACTTTTAAACGACATAAAGGAATATGATAACATACTTTAAATCAATTAACGAAACATCATCACCCTATCACGTAGATGTATCTGTAGCTATCTCAAGGATACGCGATGGTAAGTCTATGCAGTTGGTAATGGACGTTAGATCTGAGACAGACAAAAACAATCGAAATGAGAAGAAGAAGTTACTTCCAGCGATATGTTTCTCTGGCCAGTTTTCAAAACGTGCAGACACTGCTTGCATAAATCATAGTGGTCTAATATGTATAGACTTCGATGGTTTTGATGATGATGTACATCTTTCTAACTTTCGGAAGAAGGTTGAGAGCGATGAATACACATATTCATGTTTCTTGTCACCTTCTGGCGATGGGTTAAAGGTTCTTGTAAGGATACCAAAAAATCCCATGCATCATAAGCACTACTTTAATGCACTCAAGACGTACTATAACATCCAACAGTTTGACACCACGTCACGCAACATATCAAGGGTTTGCTATGAGTCATACGATCCAGACATATATGTAAATGAGCTGTCTTCAATATGGACTCAGATAGAGGGTGATGTTGAGGTTCCAGTAGAACGTAAGCCTGTTATGTTTGTTGTTGAGGATCACCAAGAGATAGTTCGTAGACTTAACTTATGGTGGAACAAAAATCACGGCATGGTGCCAGGACAGCGTAACAATAACTTATTCATACTAGCATCAGCTCTAAATGAGTATGGCATAAACAAAGAGGACGCTATGGCAGTACTTCATGAGCACGACGTAGATGGATCAATGTCTAGAGAGATACCAACCATCATATACAGCGCTTATAAGAACGTACAGCAGTTCAACACGAAGTACTTTGAAGATAAGGACAAGGAGACCTCTATAAAGAATGACATAAAGATGGGTATTCCTGTCGAACAAGTTACTACAAAGTACAACATAGAGGAGATTCCATCAGTAGACGATGATTTCTGGACCAAGAGTAGTAAGGGTAAGATAGACCTAGTGCCACACCTCTTTAGACGTTTTTTAGAGAGGAGCGGTTTCTATAAATACTATCCACCAACTTCTATGAACTTTGTATTTGTCAGAGTGGTTGACAATACGATCAGTGATGTAAACGAAGATGTAATTAAAGACTTCGTTCTCAAGTACTTATACGATCGTGATGATATGTCAGTGTATAACTTCTTTGCTATCAACACTAAGTTCTTTCAAGAGACATTCCTAAACTATGTCTCTAAGATCGATGCTGACTTCATTAAAGACACCCAAGATATAGCATACCTATATTACCTAAACTGCGCTGTTAGGGTGTCGAAGTCAAGCATTGACATGATAGACTACAAAGACCTATCTGGTTATGTGTGGGAGAAGCAGAAGATACAGCGTAACTTTAACCTATCATCTTTTGATGATTGTGAGTACAAGAGATTCATCAACAACATAGCTGGTGACACGCCAGACAGACAGCGTTCTGTTGAGTCTACCATTGGTTATTTGATGCATTCGCATAAGCCTGCAAGCTATGCTCCTGCGATAATACTTAATGACGAGGTGATCAGTGACAACCCAGAGGGAGGTACTGGTAAGGGTATATTCGTAAAGTCTATCAGCCACATGAAGAAGATGGTGATAATAGACGGAAAGGGATTCAGCTTTCAGAAGTCATTCCCATATCAACGTGTACAGGTTGACACGCAGGTGTTGGTGTTTGATGATGTCGCTCGTCACTTTGACTTTGAGAGATTGTTCTCAGTAATTACTGAGGGTATAACACTTGAGAAGAAAAACAAGGATGAGATTAAGCTAGAGTTTGAGGATTCTCCAAAGATTGTCATAACTACAAACTATGCCATCAGAGGTGCTGGTAATTCATTTGAGAGACGTAAGTGGGACCTAGAGTTCAAACAGCACTACTCGAAGAACTACACGCCAGAGAGCGAGTTCGGACACATGTTATTTACTGATTGGTCTGACGATGAGTGGATACGCTTTGACAACTACATGATATCTAATCTACAGCTTTACCTAAACAAGGGTTTGATGCAGAGTGAGTTCAAGAATTTAAAAACTCGTAAATTTATTGCTGAAACAAGTGCTGACTTTTGGGAGTGGTGTACATCAAAGGATAACATGGGTACAAAAGCTAACATGCCTACACTTGGGAATACTCTATATAACTCATTTGTTTCCGAGTATCCAGACTATGGTAACTATGGTAGGTACAAGATATCACAGATAAAGTTCTACCGATGGTTAGATTCATTCGGTGAATATAAGTACGGAATGAAGCCAGAGATTACTCGTGGAGCAAATGGTAAGAATGTAGAGTTTAAGATTAAGCAAAATGAGCAAAGTAGGTTAAACTTTTAAATTATGAGCGCAATAGCTAGGCTTAAAGAAAAAATAGGTGTTATAGACAAGCTATTGAGCGTTACTGCTAACAGTACAAGGAGACATGCTGAGTTGAAAGAAATGTATGAAGATTATACAATGACGCATGACTTCTTGTCTGGAGGTAGAGATAACTTGGACTACAGACCTTACTATTCTATAAGGGAGCTATCACGTTCTAAAAATCAAAACGAATTAAATGAAATCTACGATGAACTTAAGAGACTATCAATCAGAGATAGCACATAGAGCTGTTAATATACTTTTAAATAAAAACATAGTCTATCTTGCTATGGAGGTTAGGACTGGCAAGACGGCAACATCTCTTGAAACAGCTAGGATTTATGGAGCTAAAAGAGTTTTATTTCTAACTAAGAAAAAGGCCATAAGATCAATAGAGAATGACTATAGAGACTTTGGATTTTCAGAACACTTTGATATCACTGTGATGAATGATGAGTCTATGCATAAGCTAGAGGACACAAACTATGATCTTATCATACATGATGAGCACCATAGGTTTGGAGCTTTCCCAAAGCCAGGAATGCAGACTAAATTATACAAGCAGATGTTTGCAATTAAGCCAATGATATTTCTATCTGGAACACCAAGCCCAGAGTCATACAGTCAGATATATCATCAGTTCTGGGTGAGTGCATATAGTCCTTTTAAACACTACGTTAATTTTTACAGATGGGCCGATGACTATGTCAATAAGTATCAACGGAATATAAACGGCATACTTATAAATGAGTACGACAAGGGTATAGAGCAGAAGATAATGTCTGCTGTTTCTGAGTACATGATAACCTTCCAACAAAAGCAGGCTGGATTCTCTACTGAGATAGAGGAAGAAATATTGCATATCGCGATGAGCGATACCACAAAAAACATAATCAAAAAATTAGAGCGTGATCTAGTTGTTGAGGGTAAGGACGAAGTCATATTGGCCGACACGCCAGTCAAACTTATGCAAAAACTACATCAGTTGTGGAGCGGTACCGTAAAATTTGAGAGCGGTAACAGCATGATAATAGATACTACAAAGGCTGAGTTTATAAAGTCAAAGTTTAAAGACTCAAAGATAGGAGTATTCTATAAGTTTAAAGAAGAGCTGAACGTACTTAAGCAAGTATTTGGTGATGACTTAACCACAGAGTTACATAAGTTTGATGATGAAGGTTATAAGGTAATAGCCTTACAAATAGTATCTGGTCGTGAGGGTATATCCTTAAAAAATGCTGACTATGTTGTCTTTTATAACATAGACTTCAGTGCTACAAGTTATTGGCAGGCCAGAGATCGCATGACCACGATGGCAAGAAAATTTAATAAAGTTTATTGGATCTTTTCTGAAGAAGGAATAGAAGATAAGATCTATGAGACAGTAAAATCAAAAAAGAAGTTTACAGTAAACATTTTTAAGAAAGACTATGGAATCAAAAATTAAAGCACAGTATCAATTGATTAAGGATATCGAATTTGATATGATCAAGTTAAAAAGATTTAAACTTGAAGCAGAGCAAGAACTTGAGCGTCTCATATTAGAGGCTGCCGATCAACTAAAAATAAATTTCGATGAAGATATTAAATGATCCAATGATTGCAAAGTTGATAGAAACTTTCGATCTAGAAGCGCCAGAACAATTAGTATTAAATGTATGTGACTATGAGTACGTTGATGGAAAAATAATAATAAATTCAATTGAAGTATTGGATGGTAATTTAAAATTCATTAAGTTTGCTGACCTTCAGAAGGTAACGCCACATATTAATAAATATTATACTACGTTTGGCAACAGAACAGCAGATACAAACAAAACTAATCAAGCAACTTGAGAGTGAGGGATATTATGTCATAAAGTTAATTATGACAAATAAGAACGGTATACCAGACCTATTGGCTTTACCAAAGGACTGTAGTGCTTTTTTTGTTGAGGTAAAGAGGCCTGGACATAAACCTAGGCCTCTTCAAGTTTATAGAATAAAAGAACTAAAATCACATGGCATTAAGGCGACGTATTACAGCGGTGAAGGATTTATCGAGGTTGATTGATCTGAGACACCAAATAAAGAGAGACATAATAAATGGCGAACTGATTGAAAACCTGCCAAACAAGTACAACATATCATGGCATTTTTTAATACACAACTTGGTTCACGCTATAGGACCATCTCACGATACCAAAGGTGAGTTTGGCTACAAGAAAGCAGATGACTTCCTGTCAGAGGAAGAGATGTTAAATACAATAGAATATAATTACGAAAATTTAAGTTATGGAGAAAAAGAAATCTATCACGAACGAGAAAAAGATGGCAGCCTTGGTAGGTATTTTGCCAGTAATGATGGACTATATGGAGGATATCAAGGAGATATACCCGAAGGTATATAGTAAGAGAGTAAAAATGTTAGGCAACGACTTTATAAAGGAGGTTGAGCGAAATGGAGATAATCTTTACAAGCAGATTGCTGGTGAGGACGATAAAGAGTTGATGGCGTTCTATCAACAGATCAATGATTTAGGTGTTGCGTTTAATGATTGGCTTAGGAACTTATGATAGACTTGAGATTTATAAAGGCCTTATGGTCTCCATTTAAGCCGTTCAAGTTGAATTGGTATTGTGGTAAAATTGCTATGGGTACTCCATATTTCTACCCTCGTAAGTGGGTAAAGGTGTCAAAGAAAATGGCCCATGAAGAGGCTGTTAGAGAACTTGATGAATGGAAAGTACCAAGCAAGTACAAGCCTACCTACGAAGCTTTATATCAGAGGAACTTAAAATCAAGAATAGCAGTACCAAAGAAGTTCGGATTTAACTTTTGGAATCTTGGATGGAAAACCAAATGGACAAGTACTGATATACGTTTTGAATATGCGCCAGGACTGTCTTTTGTTTTCTTTAAGTGGCAGATCGTTGTGTCTGTAAGTGCTTGTGAGCAAGATCATTACTGGGAGTCTTGGATATATTATGAATACTATACAGACAAAACAAAGTCAAAGAGAGAAAGAATTGAAGAATGTATAAAAGGCTTTCCACAGATATGGACAAATCAATACGGAAAAATAAACTATTACGAATTAATACTTAGAGATAAATGGATAAAAAAGATCAAATGGTTATCGACATGATCAATGAGATGTTTAAAATAGCAGGTCATGACGTAACATACTATGATATAAAAGACAGAAAGGACGATTGGTATACAAATTGGACCATGACTGAAGCTCAATATGATGAGTGGAAATCTTGGGGCGAAAAGTATTTACGAAAAAAATTTAGAATGAATTCTAAACTGGCAGAACGTCAAATGTCAATGATAGGTTTAATGTGGGGATTAAAATTTAATAGATGAGCTTAGATGTAGATTTAACAAGAAAAAAATGGGTAAGTTATGATGAGTTCAAGACTCATGAAATAGAATATGATACATTATATTCTGCAAACATAACTCACAACTTAGGCGAGATGGCTGATAAGGCTGGATTGTATGAGGCTTTATGGAGACCTCATAGGCTTATTGATGGTTACAATATTCCAGAGAAAGACCATAATGCGGAACATGAGTTTGAAGATAAGCAAGAAATACGAGCTAAGGATATTATACCATATATAAAAGAAGGGTTATCTAAACTCCGTGATAATCCAAACAAGTTTAAAAAGTTTAATCCAGAAAACGGATGGGGATCATATGAAGGTCTTTTAAATTTTACACAAAATTATTTAGACGCTTGTGAAGAGAATCCAGAATCAATAGTTAAGGTATGGAGATGAGAGGAGTTTATTGTGTGAATGTTATTATAAAGGCGGTGCCTTTGTCTAACACAAGTAAGTTAGGTATTATACTAAAAGAAGAAACAAGAATACCATTGGCACTTGATGAAAATCTAAAGCCATTAGATGAAGACTTTACTAAAAAATACCTAAAGGTTAAAGACACAAGTAAGTATAGAATTACTTACAACATGGATATTATTAAATACATGTCAAACATTAATTATTAACAATTTACATTTCTTTGATTATAATGAATTATATTTGATGCGTCAATGGAACACATTAACTATATAAACGGAGTCATGAGAGAGATAAACGATCTTACTGACTGTATATATGAAGATCTTACAGATGCTGACTATAAGTCAATGAAGTCAAATGTAGAAAATCTAATCAAAGTACTTAAAGACCTTCTTAAAACACATGAAATACAATCGGAATAGAATTTTTGATATTTACGACAACGTAACTCAAAGTAAAGCAGAAATAGCTAGGATTTTAATAGAAGAAGACCCTACCATCTCTGACAACATAGATACGTTAAGAAAGGGTGTATCTTACCACATTAAAAACAGAGGACTTATTGATGAGTGTGAAAGAGTAGGGATAGACG